GCGGGGTTTTTTCATGGCTTTTGATTCTCGCAGATTGGCAGATTCGAGGTCTGGCTATGGAGGGTCTCCTTGTGGACCCCTTCGACGAATCGTTAGTAAATCCAGCGTCGCTTGATGTACGCCTCGGACCCAATCTGATGGTCGAGGCTCGTCACACCGACAAGCTTTTAACAGTCTCAATTAAACAAAGCTCAGAGCAGGATCCGTTTCTGCTTGAGCCAGGTCAGTTTGTTTTGGGAGAAACAGTCGAAACACTAAACATCCCTTCCTACTTAAAGCTCTGCGCACAGTTTGCTCTGAAGAGCTCAAGAGCTCGCGAAGGGATTGAACATCTAATGAGTGGGTACGTAGACCCAGGTTTCCACGCGTCGAAACTTACGCTCGAGTTGCTCAACGCTCGCAAACTGAGACCGGTGCGTCTCTGGCACGGGATGAAAATCGGTCAACTTGTTTTTCATCGTATGGAAGAGGCTCCGCTAGTGGGTTACGAGAAAACGGGGCACTATAATGGCATCGACCGGGTCGCCCCCTCCTGGGAGAGCTAGGTCAAACACTGTTTCTAATTACATGGGACTACCGACTTCACGCCAACAACCAAGTTTCGTTTGTAGTTCCTGCAAAGCTCTAACGAGAGGGGTTATTGAGATTAGATATCTTCGTGAAACTCCAGGAGGTCAACGGAGAAGAATCGAATGTGAAAACTGCAAGCGGCGCTCAACTGTATTCACCCTTCCTGAAAAAAGATATCAGGAGCTGGTAGAGGCTGAACGGCGAATGAAAAAGGTTCTATCTGCTCTGGGTAACCCGAAAATATTCCGCGAGCAATTCCCAGATGGAGGCTCGAGCACCGACGAAAAGCGCTGCCCTGACTGCGGTCACTATGGCCCAGATGGATGCAGATTCGCCTTCCCTGATGCGGAAGAGGACGAAACGTTCGCATCTGAATGCAACCTTTGGCAAGCACAAGACTGAACCATGAAGATCCAACTAATCGAAAACAAAGAAGATCTTGTTCGTACTATCAACAATTTCTCTTCCGCAAAAATCTGCCTTGACTTCGAAACCACGGGGCTTCAGGCGGGGATTGCCAAGCCTCGATTGATTCAGTTTTGCGACGCAGATCCAGCTGACCTGGATCGAACTGTTTACGTCGTGGATCTCTTTAGATGCACAGAAACCAAAGAGCTTAAAGAGTTCATCGAGTCGAGGGAAATGCTCATTGGGCACAACCTCAACTTTGACCTGCAGTTTCTGTATTACTTAGGAATCGATTTCAAGAACAAAATATTCTGTACTTACGTAGCAGAGCGGGTCCTTCGTGCCGGTTTTAAAGAAGCGAAGGTCTCGCCACAGGCGCAGAAGCAATACTTCGAGGACGTCAGCTGCAGCCTTAAAGCATGCCTCGAAAGACGATTCGAGCTGGAGATCGACAAGCAGCAACAAGTGTCCGACTGGAGCAAGGAAGAGCTCGACCCGGAGCAAATCGAATACGCCGCGAGAGACGTGGACATTCTTCCTCGCTTGGCTGCTGAACAGCTGGCAGAAATGCGGGAAGAAAATCTTTTACCGATCTACAGCATCGAATCAAGATGCATCCGACCAGTAGCACGGATGTGCTACCGAGGGTTCGGAGTCGATAAACAAAAACTGCTTGAGCTCGAGGTGGCGATCACCGCAAAGCTTGAAGCAAAAACCAAAGAGTTTATTTCTTCTCTCGACTCGAGACTTCCCGAACAGGCGAAGTTACCCCGCAGAGAGGACGGTGAGATCGCGGTCGGTAAAAACGCCAAGAAAGAGTTCAACCCTGGCTCAACCACGCAGGTTGGCAAGGCCTTTGCCTTGTGCGATATCGAACTTCCAGTCGACTCAAAGACCAACAAAATAACCCTCAATCAAATTGCTCTTGCTGAGTTCGACAGCTGCGACCCAACCCTGAATCTCTATAGGGAACGCGTCAAACTCGAAACGCGCCTTGAGCACGTGGAAAAGCTGCTGCTCAACATCAATCCAGTCACCAACAGAATCCACTCTGGATACAACCAAGTGGGCGCAAACTCAGGACGCTTCACCAGCAGCGGGGCTCCCAAAGGATCCAAGACAAAACCCAAGACTCAATTCGCAGTCAATATTCAGCAGGTTCCACGGACCAAGGACTTCCGTGAGTGCTTCGTTGCAGCACCTGGATTCAAGCTGGTTATCTGCGACTGGGCGCAAATCGAGCTTCGCCTTGGGGCGGAGCTGATCAACATCCCTCAGATGAAGCAAGCCTTCAACGAAGGGATCGACCTGCACACGCTCACTGCGAGCCTGATCTACAAAGTCGGAATCGAAGAGGTCACAAAGGATCAACGCCAAGACGGTAAGACCCTTAATTTCGCTCTGCTTTACGGAATGGGCTTCCGTAAGTACAAGACTTACGCAGCTCAATCAGGAAAAATCATCAGCCTGAGCGAGGCCAAGGTGGCTCACATGGCTTTCCACAGTGCTTATCCGAGACTCCGTTCTTGGCACCGAGAGCGGGGAGCTCTGGTTGACGACGGTTGGGCTTACACGCGCACCGCACTGGGCAGAAGGAGACTGCTTAGCTACAACGATGCATCCATGATGGTCAGCGCCAACACGCTGATTCAGGGTTCCGGCGCGGACATCCTCAAGATCGCCATAGCTGAGCTGAACGATCACTTATCCCCTGACGTCCATCTTGTTGCGGCAGTTCATGACGAACTTGTGCTCGAGGTCAAAGAGGAGATTGCTGAGAAATACAAAGAGATTCTTGAGACGACGATGATCAAAGCAGCGGAACACGTATTAAAGTCGGTCCCAGCTAGCGCTGACGCGTCTGTAGGTGACTCATGGGCAGCAAAATGACGACTAAATCATTTGTTGAACTGTTCGAGCTAGAGATCCAAGAGGGTAAAGAGATCTTCACCGTTAAAAAAGGGAAGGTCTGGTATGGAGTTATCAACGCAGGCAATCGGTTGTACCTAACCGAGTGTTCTTTTGACTCGGCGCTTCAAGCTGCTAACAAAGCACGTGCACTGAAAAAGACGAACAAGATTGAAGCTCGTATCATTCAGCAGCCAAAGATCGAGGAGAAGGTAGATATCAAACCCGAAACTTTAAAAAAACCAAAGATCACTTCATCAAAACGTAAAATTGTGGGGGTGAATACCGAACTTTACAGTGAAGAGGAAATGTCCTCGCTCGCCAGCACCGGTCTGAAATTTAGAGAGGTGTGGGTTGTGCGCGACCGGAAGAGCGGTAAGTTCGTACACAAAAGCCTCAAAGGCAACTCAGTCGCCGAGTACTGCGAGGATAAAGAGCATGCCGAAATTCATACGAGTTTCGAAAATGCAGTGAGCCTCGTAAAAACCCTGAACAGTGTGGTGGGTCCTGGCCACGAGCTGCGTAGATACTGGGTAAAAAATTTGAAGTAAAGTAGAGAAAAGTTGCTGGATTCAGGGTGGGAGACGACGGCGGTATTGGTGGACTTACTGGGCTCATTAACCTAGGAGCAGGTGGCCTTAATTTGCTTCTCCGTGGTGGGCAGAAGTTAATGCAGGTCCCCCGGATGGCAGGTCAGGCATACAGTCGCTTACCTCAGCCTGTGCAGCAGTCGATAAACAGAACGCTGGAATATGGTCCTCCAATTTTTGATTTCACGAGAAGCGTCGCAAGCGGGCAGGATCCACTGAGAGCTGCCACTGAGATTATTTCGGGGGAAGTGACGGGACGGACTATGCGTAGAGGAGCAACGAATCCGATTCTGTTCGGTGTGCGTGACGTCGTTGGGAATGTTTTGGGCCAAGGGGTTTCGAGGATGGGGACTGACTTTGGAATAAAGATGGGTCAGCAACCAACTGAAACAGCTCCTGGCACGAGTGACCCAACAATGCCAGAGTGGCGCCGTCGCCTCGAACAAGGTTATTAAAGGTTGAACGGAGAAACACCGAGAAGTCAATATCGATTGCTGCTGCGTAAAACAAAGCAGGAACTAGCAATACCGATCAGAGCGAACGACACTGCCCACGCGCAGGCGCAAGCCGAAGACATTTGTCGTGCACTCGAGGGCGCTCGTTTCGAGCTGAGCTACGGGGAGTCCGACGTGACTCCTATCGCTGAGTTATTTACAAAGCTGGCTGCAAACGACTTCACGCACGGTCAGTGCTGGCTCTGGGGAGGGTCGTTTTGCAATAACGTTCCTTGTGTTTATGTGTTCGGTAAGCGCTTGTATATTCGTAATGTCATTCTGAAATACTTGGACATACCCAAGGACGACGCAATCGCCAAGCCGTCGTGTTCATGTAAAGCATGCATTAACCCGTATCACACTGCATACACCTCCAAATCTAAAAAGAATCAGAAGCTCGGGGCTGGCGACGACCAACTCCTCTTAGCCTTTCTGGGCCAAGGGATCTCGGTCACCCAGATCGCCAAGGCGCTTAAAGTTCACCGCTCAACGATTTACCGCAAGCTCAAAGATGAACGTTTTTGTTCTAGGTCTCCGAGTAACTGACGAAGCTCAACTTTCGGAAGACACGATCAACGTCCTGGCGGAGGCACTCCCCTCCAACGACAAGCGCGTTGCCAGCAAAGTGCAAGTCCTTCAAAAGAAGGATCACTATGTGGGCAAGCTGATGGCTGATCTGAAAAAGGATCAGACCTTCCTCGCGATCGGTCCCACGCGGGCAACTCCTGACGGCATTCTGCAAATGCAGGCAATGCTCGTCATCACTGAAGCCAACTTCCAGGATCTCCTGGCAGTCAACTTCTTTGTTGCTGCTGGCGGTCTCGGACCCAAATCGGATCAGGTGGAGCTGACCGACACCACTGTCACTAACCGCTCGCTTGCTTGGCAAGACGAAGGTCAAGAGACCCAGTGGTTCAAGCTGACTGCCTGGGGCGATCTGTCTAAGCAGTTGTCTGAGCTAGCGCCCGGTACTCCAACGGTCGCTGTGGGTCGTGTATCTACTTCTGAAAAAGACGAAAAGTCCTACCTAAACTATACGTTGGATAAGGTTCTGTACCTTCCCAAAACTCAACGCTCGACGCCTAAGAAGGCCGCTGACCCCGATAAAGGGAAAGTGTCCGCTGCTGCTATCGGCTCAATCGACTTCTCTCTCTGATTACCGCTTCCTGATTCACCATGGTCTTCATCGCTGGGCAATTTGCCGAGGACGAGATTCTGTGCAACTGTCCTCCGCACACTCTTCGCATCGATCTTCAGCAACGTCGCTGGAAATCTGACGTCGACCCCGAAGCTGCGATTGTGGATGCCAACGGCAACGGCATCCCTCTGAACTTCATCCTCCTGGGCTTTACTCCGTTCTACGGAAACCTCGGGATGCGTCACCAAGAGGAATTCATCCGAATCGCCTACATCGGTGTCTCTCCCAACCACAGGCTTCTGCCTCCTCGCTGCGTCACCTCGACTGTGATCAGCGGGAAAACTTCCCAGAAGGGCTTCATCAGCTACTTCCAGACCCTATACAACAACAGGATCAACTGCGCATCCGTAGTCACCACCACGAAGTTCGTTACCAAGTCCTTCAATGAGCGGGATCCTGTCACTGGCGCGGACGGCGCAAAGATCAATTACAACGCTCTTGAGTTCAGCGACCGACCAGCTGAAACAGACGAGGAGAAGAAACTCATTGCTGACGTCAATGAGTGGCTTCAGTCAGAAGGAGCGCCGTCGGTGGCGAACGCTCTTCGCAGCACCATCCCAGGTTCCAATCTGGTGGAACTACCCCTCGGAGAGGACCACGCCAAGATCAAGGCTGCGTTCGAGGCAAACAATGCTCTCCCCGCACCGAGCCTTGCTGCGCTTCCTGCGGACGCGAATCCGTTGAACGTCAAGGCAGAAGTGGCTGAGGAGTCCGAACCTCCTTCCGCCGAACCCAAGAAAAAGAAAGCGGTTGAGCTCACACCAGAGCAAGCCAAGAAACTTGGGATAGACTTCTGACGTGGAATGTCTAAGGGGCCGTCGCCGTTGCGGCCCCTTTTTTTATGCGTAAAAAAACCCGCGTCAAACGAATCAGACACAAAGGCTTCTGGGTCAGCGTCTGGGTTTACCGGTTCGTTTCCACGGAGCCGTCCTTCTGGGAAGGCGCGTTCTGCATCACCAAATCAAAGCGAGCATCCTGCGATTGGATCGAGCACAGAAGGAACCGCAGGTCTGAGCATGCGAACAAGCCGCCCAACGGAGCACCTTCTACTGCAGTCTTTAAAGCAATGTCTTTATTTGAAAGCTTGATCCTCGAGCTTCCTAAAGACGCGGTTATATTCTCAAGGCCACAGAGCAAGCAGCTTGAGACCATCCCCCGCTATCTCGAGCGGATCGGCTTTATTTATTCGCCTCTGGATGACCAAGCGTGCTGGGTTCTAACAACTCGTTCAAAGGAGGAAGTTCTACGCCCGCGCTCGCGCAATGCTTGAGCAGCTGGGAAAACAAACGCTTGTTTAACTGGTATTGCTTATGGACCATACTGAAGATCTCTAGGAGATCCTTCTTGTCGAGTTTCTCTGCGCTGCTCATAACACGAGCGTGCATGAACTCGTTTTCCATGGTGAACCAGGCGATCTCCATAATGAGCACGCAGGTTATCCACCCACTGTAGCGACACGAACCTCTTCAATCCTGTAACAAAAGAGAATGTCTTCGTTCTACAAAACACCAAAGGGAGTGGGCCACGCTCTGACTAAACGTGTGCGCTTGGAAGGCTCTGTGCTGATTCCTTACGACAGCGACGGTCAGCTCGAAGCTGAGCTGAAATCGTCTGGCGTTTCGGTCTCCGTCAACAACGACTCCGACAAGCTCCTCGATCCCGTGTGGTGGCTTCATGAAAGCCAGAAGAATCACAGCTTCGTCATCCAGTCGACTGTCGGACTAAAGGAGCACTCCGAATACATCCTTAAATATGGCATGCAAGTGTGTGCTCAGGGTATGTGTTTATTAGAAAGGTTGTCTTTCCTAGAACCAGTGATGAGGAGGAGAGATTTCCTGCTCTCTAACAAACTAAGCAACATGGTGATATTCAGTCCTCGTCCAAACTTTCGACACCTTGGCAGTCAAAAAGACTCAGTCACATCTGCGTGGTTCGTCTTCAGGCACCCGGATCAATGGCAGGATGGTGCGATAGTTGAGTACGCTCTAGATTGGAGCGATCTCATAGACCTGGACGCTTTAGCAAATGGGAGTCAAGTTGGATCAGATCCTCAAGCTGCAGCGTCAGCAGATTGAGCTGACCACGGAGCTGATCAAGCGCGTCGAAAAGCTTATCGCTGTAAACCTGTCGACCCAGCTCCTTACTGAATGCATCGCTCCCGACGGGAACCCTCGAACAGCTGATCAAGTTGCAGAGTTAGTCACAGAATCCTTCTGTGGTGCTCTCTGCATTTCCAACGAACTCAATCCCCACCAGAAAGGCTTCGACTACCAAGTCAGCGAATTTTTCATCGAGAATGAAGAAGAGCAAGAAGACGAGTACGAGGAGGAAGAGGATGACGATGATGATGATCGGGGGTTCATCCCGCCTGACAAGTCACCCATGGGTAAATTTTGAGCACTGACCGCAAGTACAAAGGGATCAACTACGTCGCTCGGATCAGCCGCTGGCGAGCAGTGATCTACAAAGACAACAAACAACTTCACCTCGGTTACTTCACCGGTCCAGTAGCTGCAGCTAAGGCTTACGACAAAGCCGCACTACTGCTGGGCCGAGATCCGAAAACTTTGAACTTCCCTCCACAAAAATGAACGTCATCTCTCGCCGTCAAGCCACGTGGCTGGCGGAAAACGCACATAAGAACTGGTATTACGACGAATCCTCTCCTACTTTTATTTGCTGGAAAGCTCGACGACACAAGGGCAAACGACTGCCGAACTCCCAGGCAGGCTCAAAAATCTACAAGAGATTCAAAGTTCGTTGCCAACAGGAACTTTGGGAGTGCCATCAGATCGTGTGGGTTCTCCACAACGGTTTGATCCCTGAGGGTCACGACATCCTCCACGCCGACGGGAATGGTTTTAATAACAAGCTCAGCAACCTGCGGCTTGTCACTGAAGGGGAATTGAATCGTGGGCGTAGCTACGGGAACCAGAAATTCATTGGGGTCTGTCAGGTCAAGGACACCAACAGATACCGTGCAACTATCCGAACTAAGAATTCGTATGTGCACATTGGTTACTTCAATAGCCCCATAGAAGCAGCAAGAGAGTGGGATAAAGTTGCGCGCCGCTTAGGCAGGACCAAACTTAATTTCCCTGAATGGCAGTCAGACGTAGCTTGAAACAGAACACATAAATTTCAATTTTCCGCACTTATTGAACTAGACTTCCAATAATTGCGACACAAATGTGTCAGACACCAGGGTAACAATCAACGGCTACAGGCACTACAACGTATTAGGTGTAAGTCGTCCACTAGCTTCTGTTACTTCGATCCTATCCGCCACGCAAAGCGAAGATAGTCGTAGGAAACTTGCCGCCTGGAACGCCATGAACCCAGGTGCGCTGGAGAAGGCAGCAGAGCGGGGTACGTGGATTCACAATGGTGTGGAGAACTACGTCCGAGGAATCAAGGTAGATCCTCCAAAGCATCTACAGCCTTACTGGGACGGGATGCCTGAGAAGTTGGATGAGCTGTTCGAAGGCGGTCGGATCCTGTGGTCCGAGAAACCAATGAACATGCCCAGCTGGAACAGGTACGTAGGTGCGGATGGAGTCGGGCGTATTCATTACTACGACGAAAAAACAGATCACGGATGGGCCGGGTGCTGCGACGTTATCTATGAAGATCAGAACGGAGAAATTATTCTTGGAGACTTCAAAACATCCTTAGGTCCTTACTCCGCCAGATTCCCTAGCTCTAAAGCCGATATCGACGACAAGCTCCGCAAAGCTCTAATCGGTGGCGTGTACAAAACGAAAAAAACACGGCTCCAACTTGCTGCGTACAAACTTGCCGCTGAGCGCTGCTTCGGGATTAAGATTGCGAAGACACAGATCATCGTCTCCACGCCGCTGCCGGAGTTCTCCGTCCAGGTATTTACCTTCAGCGGCAAGGACGTAGAGAAGGACGAAGCCGCTTGGCACGAAGTGGTAAGGAAGTTTTACAGTGATGTAGCCGTTCCTTAATAGTCTCTTCCATATCCCCCCTGGGAATCCGTGCCAAACTGAGAACCGCTCCTGGGCGCCATGCATTTCACTTGCTCGATCAACCGTGAAGTCCGCGCCGCTCTTGGCCCTTCTGGAAAGATCCCTGCGGGTGGGAAGTTTGGCGCTTTCAACGACAACTGGATCGCCTCATCGCTATCCGTAAAGGAATTAGCTACAGAGGTAGAACAGGCACATGGTTTATGTGCTTGGCATCTGGTAAACGGCCAGAGAAAAAGTAACTCAACAGGAGCGATTAAAGCTGGTCTTGTCATCATTGACATCGACAATCAAGCCGATGGAAAAGATGCAGACGGCAACAAAATACAAGATCAACAACTAACTCCTGAAGAAGCTCTTGAACTACCTGTTTGCCAAAAGTATCTTTCTCTCGCTTATTTCTCTCCTAGCACTTCTGACGGTTGGCCACGCTTTCGCTTGGTTTTTGGCCTGGAGAGCGAGATTCTCGATCCGGATTTCTACCAGTGGTTTGTCCGTCAGATCTCAGAATCCATCCCAGGCTCTGATCGGCGCGCAACCCAGGCCGTAAACCTCTTCTACGGAGCTCATCCAGACCACGAGAAAAAAGTTTTTTACACCTCTGAAAAAGCAATTCCTCTGAGCAAAGTTACCGAAGCTTACCAGGCTTATATAGCTACGCCTAAAGAGATCAAGTCCGAGGACGATCCCGCTGGTTGCCTGGATGCTGAAGTCGACCCGACTGGCGTGGACATCGCCGATCTGGTCAGCACCAAGGTCCGCGACATGCTCGACGGATTCGAGGTCGAGGA